GCTCGTATATCTTTTATGGTAAAGTGGTAAGTAATTTTATACAATGTCTCGTAAACACAGACGTCAAAAACAACAATCCAACATCATTAATTTTACAAACTATCTTGTTGATAAAAAACACGTTGCTAGACCCACTGCTAGGACTCCGGGTCAGCAGGAGTATTTGAACATATTAAACAACTATCAATACAAGATTGTGGTGGCATTAGGACCAGCCGGCACAGGCAAAACCATGCTGGCCACAGAGCGTGCCATAGAGCGATTACAAAAAGGTGAAATTGATCGAGTGATAGTTACTCGTCCTGCCAGCTCTGTGGACGAAGACATAGGATTTTTACCTGGCGATATCAATCGTAAAATGGAACCATGGATGAAGCCTATATTGGATGTTTTTGGGAGTCATTATATGCCGCCCACAATAGATGAGATGATGAAACGTGGCACCATAGAAATTGCTCCTCTGGCATTCATGCGAGGCAGAACATTTAAAGATGCATTTATTATCGGAGATGAGATGCAGAATTCTACACCATCACAGATGAAGATGTTGATGACTCGTTTGGGCAAAGGATCACAGATGGTTATCACTGGAGACACTCGTCAATCAGATCGAATGGTGGGCAATGGATTGGTAGATTTTAAAAGACAATATGAAAACTATTTTAATGCCGAATATGTTAAATTTATAGAGTTGAGCAAAGTAGATATACAGAGACATCCTGCTGTGTCAGAAGTACTGGGAATTTACGGAGAATAATTACTTTAAGAATTCGTCAATAGCATCTGCATACCATTGTCTATAATGTTTGTACAGTGCATCAAAAGGAAAATCTGTTGGCACATTGGGTAGATCCACTTTAATAACTTTTTGTTCAATTAAATCTAATACTACTTTTGCTTCTGCAATTTTACCTGTGCCAACCTTCTTTTTACTAAGTTCTACAAACTCATCAAATTTGCCATCGGGTTTGATATTGTATTTTACTATAAAATATCTTTTCTTTTCGTGCTTACTTCCCATTTAATTTCCCCCATTTTATTTTTAACCATACTCTTTCATGTATGTAATAATCAATGCTGAGAAGAAGATGTAATAATGTAGCAAATCCAGTTGCGGAACTAATATTTCCAGTAAACAACCAAGTATACAAAATTGTAAATAACCAAGCAGTAAGTCGATATGTAATCATTCTTACTACGGTTCTTTTTTTACTTTCCATCGTGTATTCTCGCTAGTTTAATCATCACAGCAGCAAGATTGATCTCTGGATCTGCCACAAATGAGTTATCCACTAACCCTTGTTTGATTGCTAATATTGCTTTGTCCTGTTGCTCATCATCTTTGCTGATAAGTTCTAAATTGTCATACAACCAACGAAATATATCTTCCACTTCTTCTGGTCTAGCTTGTGAACATACCAATTTCCTTGCGTCGAGTATCTTGCCTTTTTTAAATAGATCCACCATCTCTAATCTGTAATCCTGCTGACCTTTATCTGATTTGTCTGGAGCATATAATTTGCCATCTTTGGAATTCATCTGTACCATGTTGATACATTTTCTTAGATCTGGATACGTGGCTTTGACATAAGTGTCCAGTATATCTAATTCTGGATCCACTTTCTCTTCTATCAATATCTGTGCCACTCTTGCTGTGAACTCATTCTTGTCTATGGTTTCAATGTGGAATCCTTGACATCTGCTGTGCAGAGCTGGTATAACTCTGTTGGGATAGTTGCAGGTTAATATGAATCTTGCTGATGTGTGATACGTTTCCATCACTCCACGCAGTGCTGCCTGTCCATTGGGAGTGATATAATCTGCTTCATCCAACAGCACATACTTGAAAGCACCAAATGGCATCAGTTGTACAAAGTTTATGATCTTGTCTCTCACTGTGTCCACAGAGTTCTCTCTAGATGCGTTGATTTCTAGAATATCATATGGATCTACTTTTAATTCGTGAAATAGTATTTTAGCCAATGTGGTCTTGCCCACACCTGGTGCACCTGAAAATAGTAAATGAGGTATTGCCCCGCTCGTGATCCAGCCTTGTATTTGTTCTCGCTGACGCTGATCGCGAACCACGTAATCTTTTAAAGTATTGGGTCTATACTTCTCTGTCCACAACTCTTTCATACAACCTCTTCAACGATACCTAGTATTTCTGCAACGATAAAAGCTATACCTGCAATGTTTAATAATGTGCTGCCTGTTAGGCATAGGCTTAATCCTGCAATCAATCTCACACCGCTCTTGATCAGTGATACTCTAAAATGTCCCAGCCTATTGTCTTTGTTTTGAATTTTCATTCTTTTACTTCTGCTAGTGGAGTTACAGAGAAGTTGTCAGTATAATCATTTTTAGAATAATTTCTTTCAACTATCTCTTTAACTAATACTCCGTCTCTGATTCTGTAAGTCACTAACTCTTGTTTGATTATGCCTGTGTTATCTCCTTGGAATGCTGCGTAGAAAGGTCCTTGCTTTTCTTGTGTCATGCATTTATATTAACACAGATACGGAAAAAAATCAATTGATTATTTCCAATTAACTATTTCTTCGTAACTGGCTTTGATTTTATTTTTAAAATAAGGCAATTCCTCATCTCTATAACCAATGCCTAGAAGGAATGCCACATTGGAAAATCCATGTTTTAATGGTGCTAATATATTGTTGAAATTTTTATAACTGTGGTAATAACATTTGCAGAATGATGCATACAATCCTTGTTCGGCACTCAACAGTGTTGTACCATAGGCATGCATTGCTGCTGATATCATCCACTGATGTTCTGTTCTATCAGCATATCCAATTATTTTTTCATTATATTTTTCTTTTTTTTGTTTTTCTGAAGGCATGCCTGGTCTTTGATAATACACCAAAAGATAAGGTGCTCGCACTTGATCATTAAATCCAAACCCTTGATATGTACTCTCAACTTTTATGCCATTTCTCATGGTTTCTCTTTTATTCTTCCATCCTTTGTATATTTCTTCCAATAATGTTGTATTGCCTTCTTCTCGACCTCCTGGAGCAAAAATTCTTTTATCTGGTCCTGTAACAGTTTGTAGAGCCACTAATCTTTTTTCTTCTTCGTGCTCTGGTCCCCAAACATCTATCTGATAATTCCACATGTTATTCTTAACAGGAATTAATTCATGTGCATCTCTGAGAATTTGATCTATTATTGTTTTGTTAGGTGCTTGGCTAGTAAAGTGCGTGATATTTTCACGCAACTTCATTAATCTTTTTAATTCACTCATTTATTGCTAGGTGCTGTATCCAGCTTGTTTGGCTGCTTCTTCCAGTGGCTCCACGTCTGAAACTAATAGAATATCGTTTTCGTCCACCATTCTTACTTCTTCTTTAACACTGTCTTTCTCCACCAGCATGCCTCGAGTCCAACGACCATGTGCAATCAACACCCATTGTCCCACTTGTACATCTGTTTGTTTTGCCCCCACAGCATAGACTTGACCCCATCGAGGATGTATGCCCTGTTCTTTGCCATCGTCATCAAGTAATATCAATCCACCTTTGGTCTTGATATCACCAAATCTCATCTTGTAAACTAATACTCTTTTGCCAATAGGTTGTATGTCTGAATCGCTGACTGTGTGTTGTAGTCCTCCGTGAGAACCAAACCCTTTTTTTTGTAAGTCTGATATTACGTCCACCATTGTGGTTATATTATATAATGTTTATTCTAAGCCGTCAAGAGCAGCATCGATACCTTTTTTAGGTTTAAAAGTATTGACAGTTTTACCCTGTGCTGGTCTATTTGCTTGTGGATTCACTACCTGTGTTTGTACCACTTGCTGTTGAGGTATTGATTGAGGTCTAGATTCTTTAACAGTTCTTGTTCTAGCATCGCTGACTTGACCTTTTGGAGCGTTGTAATATTCTTTCATCTGATCTTCTTTACTTTTAGTAATCTGTCCACCTGCGCCTATCACATCGCCTCTAGCGTTGACATTCATATTGCCCACAGCTTTAACGCCTTCATTAGATGCTCTCAGTTTCTCAATATCAACCATACGACCTTGCATGGTTCTGTAAAGTTTTCTATTTGGTTGTCTTGCTACCATATTATATTGCTCCTTGTATACTTTTACTTATCATCGCAAAAATTCACGGTGATCCAAAGCATACAGCAGTGGATTTATCTTGTGTACACCTATTAAAAACAAGCAAAAACTAGCCACAGAACTGCCCCTGCCTACACCCCATAATATGTTGTTGGCTCGCAGTGTGTCTATAAAATATATCAAAAATTGCAGCACTTTGGTAAAATTCTTCTTTTCAAATAAAACATATTCAGTTTTTACTCGCTCTCGTTCCTGCTCTGTTTGACATCTGCCCAATAGATATTCTAACACATCTAGTTGACTATAATTCTCAGGCATGTGCCACAGTGATTGTAAACGTAGATCAAATTCTTCAGGAGTTTCATTGTGCTTAGGTTCTCCTTTTATTGCGGGCACATCTATGCCCAGCTCTTGTAGAGCTGCAAGATATGATTCTGTATTTTCTATATAGAGTTGGCTGATATCTGCAGTGGGATTTTGATAGAGATGTTCAATCAAACTCTGCTCGTCGTAGATGCAGTCACCCCAGTTATTTCTTCTTGCTTTTGCCACCATCTAAAACCTTTGGATTGAATTCAAATATTTTAGCATGTTCTTTGTGTTCGTCAACCACTGGTAACTCTTTGTTCCAGCTGAAATGTCCTGTGTATATGCCTTTTTCCAATTCTTCATCATAAGTTGCCGTATCGGGTCGTAACCACCACGGATCAAACTTATTGTACTTGGCCGTGAACCAATTGTCAACGTCTAATAGTTCTAATTCTGGGCCATCTTTCTCAATGCTGTACACAATGTCATCTCCTTGATAACTGCCTAGGTCCAGTCGAGTGACCACAATTTTTCCTTCCAATACTGCATTGCTCTTGGCGAAACAGGCAGCAGCCATCACTTGATCATAGGGAGGTCTTGGCAGCTCTATGAATCGATTATCACTGTTGATTTTTAATAATTGGTAAAGTTCTTCTTCTCTCCAGGTAATAACAGTGTTGGCAAACACCAATTGGTAAAGACTTTTTAATCTCTCGAAATATTCACTCTGCTCTGTGAGGTCAGCAGTAACGGGAGAGATATGACAGGTCACATCATAGTGATTATGAAAAAGTTCATCGCCCACAATGATCACTGTGCGGAAATCAGTTTTCCAAGAAAAAGATTTGCTCTTCATCTTGTAGTTATTATTCGATGTTGATCAGCTCACCCATATCTGGTTCACCGCGAGCTTTTTTATATTCGTCTTGCCAATTTTTTAATCTTCTGCGTCTCTGTTCATCTTGGTAAGATATTAGAGCATTTTGCAGTTGTGCCAGCAGTTCTGGATTTCTCATCCATCGTTTGGCCTGTGCTATTTTTTTGGTAATCTCTCTGATACGTTTGCCAATCTCTGCCTCAGGCATGTTACCAATTTCTTCTTGTAGAGGATGAAAATACATTTATATATTAGATGTACAGTTTGCCGATTTGATGCATCAGCACAGTGGTTCCACCATCTGGTGTAACAAACTCATAGAGATATCTACCTGTTGAAGCAACAGTGATTATATTTGTGCCACTGTCAAATCCTGTTACATTATCTGCAACCAGTGTGGCTGCTGTCACAGTCAAAGTGTGTGCCGTGTTGCTGAATGTGATATCCAACACTATTCTACCTAATCGAGCAGAAGCTGGCAAGTTATTGAAAGCTAGAGTGATAGAACCACTGGTGGTGATAGTTTGATAATGTCCACTCTCGTGGTTTAAAATCACAGAACCTGACACAGAACCGTGTGCATAAACTGTTTCAGCACAATCTTTTAGAGTGGCTCTGGTAACCACATAATCATTAAAACTGGTATTTGTATCTGTGCTGGCTTTGTTGTCTTGTAAATCTATTATTTCAGAGCGAGCTTCTGTAAAATTATTTTTAATTGCTGAAAAATTATCTCTAAATCCTTGTGAACTATTGTCCTGTCCTGCCACAGGAAAAGATCCATCTATATTGCCTGGTACTATATTGCTTGACATATTATTCTTTTAGTTTCCTTCTAAATGCTAGATATTTATCTCCCTGTCTCTCCACGGTGATTTTAGCACTAGCAGCCGGAGCATTGGTAAAATTAATGGTGGTTTTTTTGGTAACAACGTCGTGTGTTAGATAGAATTCCGGTTCATAATCTGCTGATCGTATCAAAGTGTCAGCGCTGAGGTATGTGGGATCTTCATCATTGTCTGCTGTGACTTGATCTCCATATCTTAACTCGTAACTATTCTCTCGGATTTTAATCTCTTCTTCATGCACAATTTCATTCAATACAAATGTTCGAGTGCTGCCATCTGGCGTTATTGTTCCTGTGTCTACTCGACCAGCATTGACCACATAACGATCTATGCGAAAAGAGATTTTTTTAAAATCAATATTTTTGTCTAATATTCTTCTTCTCACCAATGCAGATTGCCCTGGTTTACAATAGGCTAAAACTATCACTGGTTTATAACCCAATGGTACGCCGGAACTATCTTGAGCAGTTCTCATCCATAGAGGTAAATGTACAAATTCTTTTTGGCCTAAATTTTTTATAACAGATCTCATATTTGCAATAGCATTGGGAAATATTTTTTCAAATGTGCCAAGATCAGCGCTCAACGGATGAGCATATCTCAGTTTGCTGCCAGAAATACTGAAACTCAATCCTCCATCTGTGGTAACGGTATAATCATCATAGTTGTCTGTGGTGATTCTTGTTGCATCAGCCACAGGTCCTAACAATGGTCTGCGAATATCTGAGCGTAATGTGATACTCTTAGGAACCGATACTCCTGCATTGTTTACAAGATTATCCACCATCTCTATATAAACCACTTCATATTTTGTCACACCATTCTGTCGAGCCACTGCTGTTTTTACGTCTCCAAAATATAGAGTCTTAGGTTCATGATTTTCCTCCATGACCTGTTGTAGTGTTGTGAGAGTTTGATGTTGCAATCCTGCTATCAATAACATGTCTGCAGTCTGTCTCACACCAAATGCTGGATCTTCTGATCGAAATATTACATCATCGTTGTTGATGTTGGGATCTTGTGCTATGGAATAGAATAAATCAGCATCAGGAACGGAATTCACTCTGTTAGACAACATTCCTTGAGCTGACATGTTGCCATATTCTACTGAGTAAGGAAGATTCACAGTGATAGAGAATTCTTTATTTGCTGCTGCAGATTGATATTGATCACTCACATTAACTGTGAAAGAATAATCAAATGATGTGGCAGAATCATCTAATATTTTAAATTCTGTAAGATCCACCTGCCCTATAATATTACCTTGAGAAGACAGAGACAATCCCGGTGGTAGAGATCCTTTAGTTATATTGTAAATCAACACTCTATTGGCTTCTGCTGCTTCTGCTGCTACAGATAACAGAGAAGGTATGCCTGGAGTGATCGTGCCTAGATCAGCACCGGTCAAGAAAGCAATACCCACATCAATGTTGCCGATCACAGTCATAGTGAATGTTTTGTCTGTGAACACAGTGACACCAGCCAGTGGAGTTCGATTAGCTCTGACTGTGAAACTGTATTCTGATTCTATGGCTGCCTGTGTGGGCAGAGCTCCGTATATTTCTCCTGTGGTAAGATCTATGCTCAATCCTGTGGGCAGAGCACCTCCCACGATGCTGTATTCGAGTGAGGCCTGTAATGGATCAAAGTCTACCACATCAATTTTGATCACACACTGATTATCATGTCGGAATGTACCTAAATTGCTTGGAGTTAAGAATACCGGTCTTCGATTAGCACTCAAACTCATTACTAGTGGAAAACCATCATAGACATTCTGATCCACAGAAATTCTGTTGTTGTCTACTCGCCAAAAATCTGCTGTGAAAACAAATATGCTGTTGATCTGTTCCACAGACGTGGTTCCATCTGTGACTCGTATTGTAAATTCATAGTTTACTGATCTTGATGTAGAATACACAGTGGGATCAAATGGAGAGTCATCGAAAGCATAACCAACTGTGCTGTCATCATATCCTCCTATGGCTCCGTATCTCTCATCATCGGCTAATAATACAGTGCCTGAAATAAATCCTGAAGTACTCATAGTAACACCAGGAGGCAGAGCACCTCCAGATATATCATATACCAGAGTTTGACCTGCAGCAGTGTCTGTGTCTGAGGCTTCGATTTGATATTCTATATAACTGCCATCCAGTACCCATTTATAGGTAGGTTTTGTAGAATCTGATAGATCCAATTGACCTGCAGTTGTTTCTATCACAGGTGCATCTGCTCCCACAACCTGTAGACTGAATGTTCTATCAGCTATGTTGGTACCGTCTGAAACTCGCACTACGAAGTTGTAAAGGGATCTTGTGGCAACTTCAGACGGTACGCCTTGCAGTTCTCCATCAGTAGTAAGTTCAATACCTGGTGGTAGGGTGCCTGCAATTTTGGAGTAGGTCAGGGCAGTGCTGTCAGCGTCTTCTGCTGCCAACTGGAATGAATAGAACGATTGCTCGTTGATGATTGCTATTTTACCCGCTGTGGTTTTCCAGATCGGTGCTGCCATTTGAACTTACTCCTTTACAGGTGTATTTATGGTAAACTAAGGATTAACTTTTAGCGTAATAAGGCATCACGTAAGCAGTGCCATTGATTTTAAACTCAATGTAACCTGATGGTGTGGCTGGCAGAGCACTTGCAGCACCTGCTGAACCCACTGTGCTTTGTGTGGGTAATTTAAAGTCCACTGTGCCTGTGCCTTGTGGTTCTACTACTATATCTGCGTTGGAAGAATAACTTCTTACTCTATTGGTATCCACTGTGTCAGATGAACGGAATGAAACAGCATTTACTTGATATGCAGAAGTTACTGCAGATTGTAGAGAAATCTGTCCTGTGCCATTAGCCACAATGTTTATGTTGCCGTTGGTAGTTGAAGTAAGTGTGTTACTATAAATTTGTATGTTGCCTAATCCTGCAATAAACCCATCTGGCATTGTGATATTGCCATTAACCGTTTGAGCCACAGTGGTTATAGGAGACTGAACATCTACTATTCCTGTGCCTTGTGCTGATAAAGATAAATTGGCATTGGAAGCAGGCGATTTTATTTTATCTGAATATACAGTGCCTTGTACAGTGATGTTGCCAGTCACAGTTTGATTGCCTGTGGTAGTGATATCTATTGTCGTTAAAGATCCATTGATGGTGGTGTTGCCTGTTACTACTAGAGTACCGCTGGCAGTTATATCGGCAGCTGCCAATGTGCCAGTCACAGTTGGACCAGCTGAAAATACTAGATTGCCTGTGCCTGTGGCACCTGTGGGTGTCACGCCTTCGATAGTGGCATGACCGGTTATGTTGGGTGAAGATATTGTGGGTGTAGTTAAAGTTTTATTAGTTAAAGTCTGTCCACCTGTTAGAGTAGCCACAGATGAATCTATATCTAGAGTTAGTGCATCACCAACCACTGCTGATGTTAAACCTGTGCCTCCAGCAATTTTAAAAATTTCTCCTGAATTGACTGCTGTGCCTGTTGAGTCATCTCCTACAAAAGTGATAGCTGTGGCAGACATCTGTGCATCCACATAGGCTTTGACTGCATTCTGTGTGGGCACTTTGGTATCACTGGTACCCAATGATGTGCTGGTTGCAAATTCTGTAATGGTTGCACCTGTGGCCAGTGTTAAAGATGTGTCCAATGTTGCAGCACCAGTAACATCTAGAGCTCCGGTTACATTGGTTGCTGCTTGTAATTCTATTGTGCCTGTGCCACCTGGATTTAATTCTAAATTAGCATTGCTGGATGTGCTGATCTGAGAGTCATTGAATATTAAATTGTCTATGGTAGCAGTGCCTGTGATGGTGGGAGTGGTTATCTGCGGAGAAGTAAATGTATCCGCTGAGCTGTCATCTCCGTATAATTCTGCAAAATTGTCGTTAATCTTTTGAAACGCTGTGCGTAACGGATCACCTGTGCCGTCGTTTGCTGTAGATCCTATGTTAATTGTCTGTTTTGGCATACTGATTATTTACCAAAGATTTTATAAACCTAATGTGATTATTATTATGTTATGTTACCACGTTGATGGTATTGCCCATTACACTATGGTTTATGCATTGATAGTATAAAGTGCTAGGAGCGTCCATGGGCACTGTGAAAGTTATTGTGTCAGTGCCAGCACCAGACACTCCATTGGTGTATGCAGCACCTCCATTGCTCACTCTAATTTCTAAAGGATGACCAGCATGCACAGTGTTGCTGAAAATGTATGTGGTTCCTCTGTGCAAATACAGAACGGGATCGTTGGTGGCTGCGTAAAAACCTGGACCAGTTAATACATAATCAGAAGCACCACTGTTGGACAAACTCCATCTGATTATAGGACCATTCTGTTTCACCCAGTTGGTGCCATTGTAATACAGCACATCGCCCACTGTGGGTGCGGATATCACTACATCTGTGAGGTCATCCAAACTTGCACTAATTCCAGTGCTGTTGATGTACACAGTGTCTCCAGTAACTGTAACACCAGTGGTTCCTTGTCCTTCGAATTTTATAGTTTCTCCTGTTGTGAATACTGTGCCATTACTGTCATCACCTACTATTGTGAATGACGATGATGCCACTACCTGATTATCCACATAGTTTTTTGTGGCTGCATCTTGATTATCCACAGGATCTTGTACATTGACTATCTTGTTGTTATTTAAATTTAAAGTGTCGTCGATTTGTATAGCAGTCGAATCATCACTCTGAATGCTGTTGACATATAAAGCACCGCTGATTTGTAAAGAATCGTTCACATTTACTCTTGTAGAATCTGGCGAAGATATGGCGTTGGTTAATACAGAAGTTGCTGACACAGTGCCTGCTGTGCTGATAGAATTTCCGAACTGTATCTCCGAAGAATCATTGCTGAAAATTCCATTGGTAGCAATAAAAGGTGCAGTCAGTGTGCCGGATACATTTAATTTTTCTTTTATTTCAATTGCAGAAGAATCTTCTGAACTGATCTCATTCACAACCAAATCTCTCACATTCAATGTGCCAGACATGTTCACTGAATCGTTGATTTGTATGGCTGTGCTGTCGTCGCTCTGTAGTAGATTGACATGTATAGTGGCAGCTGATAAAGTGCCTGTGACATCCACAGCTTCTGCTAGAGTAATTTTAGATGAATCATCTGAACTGATCGTGGTGCCGTTGACTCTCAAAACACCCAGGATCAAATTGCCTGTGCCATTGGGAGATAGCGTTATATTTCCATTGCTTGCAGTGGTTGTGATAATGTAATTTTGTAGGTCAAGATTGCCACCCAATTGTGGAGAGCCATCTTCTACAAGATCATTGGCTTCAGCAGTGGTACCGTATAACTCTGTGAAGTTGGTATTAATCTTCTGCATCGCTGCACGAAGATCATCACCTGTACCGTCGTTTGCATTTGCTCCTACATTGATTACTTGTTTTACCATGTTATATCGCCTGTAATATTAATTTTTTCCATACTCTATTTGCTATATTTATCGTTCTTGCCGCACTGTTTTTAGGGATCAATTCTAGGGTCGATCTTTGTACACATTATTGTCTCGTATTATTTCTAGCCATTGACTTGTGCTATCTCTAGCCATTTTGTGCCGATCCAATTGAGAATCCATATGGTGTTTGTTGGCCCACTGCCTAGACTGACATCATCTGTATTCAACAAATTTATATAGTGGTTGCCATATAATTGATTGGAAACAACCACATAACACTGTTGTCCCAGAACAGTGCCGCTTGGCATTTTTGTATAAAGAGTTATATTGGGGGGGCTGCTTTTGCTGGTTTCTAAGTTGATCTTATGATTTGCTGCAGAGATCGCAGATATCACAGTTGCACTGCCCGACGTGGTCGCTTGATCTTCAATGAAACTGCTTATCTCTAAGAAATCCAATTTTATTACGGCTGTGAACTGATTTAAATTGCTCATTTTTGGATTAGTATTTCAATTCCATGATGTGGACTCTCATCTCGCCCGTGCTGTATGCAGATAGTTTTTGTCCTGCTGTCACACCAATTGGACCAAATATCGGAGCACCATTTGATCCATTTGAATTCCACGCTGCTCCCAAAAAGAAATCTTCCTCAGTAGCAGTTGGGTTGTCACCAATCTTAATATACATTTTTTCGTTGCTGTTGCGACAACTCACCATGATCGCCACTGTGTCTGCGTGGAACGCTGCCGATTTAGCCTCTGTATCTGGACTGCTGAAACCCATCAGCTGATTTTTATTGAACTTCAACAATGCCCCTGTGAACTGATTTAAATTGCTCATGAGTAGATCCTCCATGTGGATCCAGTATAGAACAGTCCCGTGGATGAATTATTTGTGGATATGGTCATGTTTTCGCTGAGTCCCATTATGGTATTGCCATTGCGCCCAATGGTTAAATTATATGTGGCAAACGATCCTCCCGCATCTGCGAAAAAGATCGCGTCACCTGTCGCAGGCGCAGAAGGTAGGTTTACAGTGATGCTTCCTGCGGATGTGTTGACTCCATATCGTTGATTTGATACTGCTGAAAAAGTTGTGGATCCATCACCTGTGACAATGGTAAATGATGATTCTATATATGCAGATAAATTTGGTCCAGTTATGGTCAATGTGTCTCCACTCACTGCTGTGGTGATGTTCTGTGTGCCAGCTATTTTGATGGTCTCACCTGTGTTGACCGCTGTGCCTGTGCTGTCATCGCCCACAAAGGTTATGGCCCCACCCCCGCCACCAGTGTTGGTGATGGTTAAAATATCTCCTGACATGGCGGTTGTAATGCCAGTGCCACCCGCTATCTTGATGGTTTCGCCGGCGTTGAATGTTGTGCCGGTGCTGTCATCTCCCACCACTGTGATTCTTGCTGCTGTGGTCTGCTCAGTGCTGTCAGGGAAGTTCACGTTGTAGACATAAAGATTCTTCCAATAGGCCGCGGAACCAGGTCCGGCCACTTCTGGGCGTCCCAGGGTGTACTGATTGTCGTTGGATGGCACCAAGGCATAGCCGCTGGCGTTGTTGCCCTCAAATATCATCTGTCCCTCTCCTCCAGAGGCCCCCGCAAATGACATGCCCATGGCCATTGTGCTGCTTCCATTTGGATTGGTAAGTTCTAAAGATCCTAAAATTCTAGTGCCCGACATGCCACTGCTGCCTGCATCTGGGGCCGTCGTCCTGCCCAGAGTGATCAAATCTCCCGTGACTGTGAGTGCTCCATGCAAGTGTGTGGCGCCCGATATGTTGACTCCATCATTGATCTGTATCGCACTTGAATCTGCAGAAGATATCGCATTGACTTCAATATCTGCACCCATGTTGAGTTTTCCACCGCTTGCAGATAAGATAACGCCATCGATATTAATTGAGCCTGGCCCCACGTAAAGGGTGTGCCATCTTTTACTAGCACTGCCTAAATATTGTGAGTTGTCAGTGGCCGGTAAAAAATTCCCTGACTTGAGGATTAGGTTTCCCGTGCCCGACGGATCCAACTCCATGTCTGCGTTTGTGTCCGTAGTGCTTAATATATTTCCTGAAAATCCAAACCCACCACTGCAACTTGCACTGCGAATCTGTACCTGTCCAGTGCCATTTGGTGACAGTATTAGATTTTGATTGGTATTGTCGGTGCTTATTATATTGTCCTTAAAACTTAAATCACTGAGTATGCCGCTGGCCCCTAGCTCATTGTAGATTTCTTCGAAATTGGTATTGACTTTAGTAAATGCTGCTCTCAGACTGTCGCCTGTGGCTGCGTTACCTGCTGTTCCTGTGTCAATTGTAAGTCTGCTCATATAATGATCCGCATGTATTTATTAAATATTTTCGAGGATATCATGTTCATAGAAACACTGAAAACACTCCGACTGTATGAGCGCCAGAGCAAACTGGGTGTGTATCATACCTTCAAACGCAAAAACACTCTATACGTATTCAAATGTGATTGCTGCGGCATTACTTTTTTTCGTCCTAAAAGCCGAGTGGACATGAATAGAGCCACCAATGATTATAAACACGTGTGTAGTTTCTGTGATTCTAAAAGATTTGCTCAAAAAGTCAGTGTTAAAATGCGTCGAATTTATAAAACTGACGCTAGTAGCGATAAACTTATAGGCAGCAGTTAAACAGCAAAACTTTCTCCACAACCGCAACCGCCTGTGGCATTGGGATTGGTGATCTCAAACTGTGCTCCAAATACTTC